GGCGTCTAATTTAGTATTACCTTGATAACCTGCAACGGCTGCCATAAATGTACGATTAGTTTTATTGTTCATGCATTGTTCCTTAAGAACTGCAAATTTGCTAGGTGGTTTAGGAGGAGCCTCAGTAGAAGTCAGAACAAACCATGTTAACTTAAATATTACAATGCAAAAAATAACTGCACTAAACAAAGTAAACATATCACGTGCTTTAATCATTTGAAAACTCCGTTTTGTTGAAAGAAAACACAGTATACAATAAAGTCCATTTATCGTCAACTAATAATAGTTGTAAAAATACAACTAGTACTAAAGATAACCCAATTATAATTTAATTTAGCCAAAAACTTGACTTTTTTTGTAGTTTTCTATAAACTTGTATAAATATGTATGTGAATTAAACTTTTGAACTTGTGGCGTTCACACATTCTCTGAAATCAGAAGCCCCCAGTTTTGCGGCTGGGGCTTCATCTTACGCAAAAAGAGATTTCAGAAATAGTCAATTTCAGAGGAGAAAATAAATGACTAAACCTAGTTTTGCTGAGATGATTAGTACTTTGCAACTTACCTATCTTAAAGCAAAAAATAATGAAGATGATAAAATCTTAAATAAAGATTTTTGGTATATAATTGACCATTTACAAAATGACAAATTGTATTTTTGGTCTATGGCAATGCTAAAAGCAAAAAATATAATTGAAGGTAAGAATTTTCCAAAGGTATGCGGAATTCTTAATGATTACCAACAAAGCAAATCTTATAGTCCAAAACAAAAACGATTTCTTGCAATGATACTATTAAACAATTGGGATAAGGTAACATGTTACTATCCAGGACATGTTACATCAGAATACGCATATTAATAACTGATTAATGAGTTTACTATGTACTCTGAAACATAGCGAGAACCCGTTCTGAGTGTGACGGTTGCGATGTGATAATCAGCACATATTTTACAAGACTATCCACATGATGTTGTGGACGCCTAAAATGAGTGTTTCAGTGAACAAAACATTTCTTGTAATCTTAATGGTAAAGATGTAGTAATACACAAAAAGATTTGCCAGGTCATAGTAATAGTGATAGAGGGCCTGGGCTGTATATAAATTGATTATGAAAGAATTTATATTTTAACAGCGACAAGTTACCGATAACTCAATTAGACCATCTAGAGAGTTGGTGAGACATAGACAATCCTCCACCGTAAAATCGCTTTCATAACACCTCCCATATGGGGCCTATGCTGATTGGCTTTTGGTTGAATAGGTATATATCTATTCACCTTTAGCCATTGCTGATTAGATATATACCAATTAAATATTGCCTTAATTACACGAATAAAACGACTGTTTTATGATGTGTGTGTCTTGAGCCAGCGAAAGACACATACAAGATAAAAATAATTGCTACAGCAATTAAAATAACCAAAATATACATATAATCCAATGTTTTTACCCATTCCAAATAAATATAAGATAGAAAGGGTATATAATGATAACAATATATTATACTAAAAAAATTACAGGTGCAGGTACTACTTATATGAACATAGACAAAGAACAACAAGATACAATCGTCAGCAAACTTATTAGTTTACAGAGTTTTATGAACGAACTTAGTCTAAGTAAGAACCAAGATATAAAAGCAGTATGTAAATGGTATAATACACCAAGTAAAACATTACCATATAATCGCAATTTTGAACGATACAACAGTCCATGTTCATTTATTGCAGGTATGGTCAATAATCTAGCATTTGGTTCGCAAAGAGATATGAGTGTAACTCAAGCCGAACATTGCCAAAACATTCTTAATAACTTCAACTCACTAGCAGATTTGATTAAGGAAATGGGACATAACCTACAAATCAATCAAAGTTTTGAGAATATATTGTTCGCTGAACAACTATTTGATTTTTAAGTATACACCCAAAACCCGTTAAATATCTGTATGAATAAATATACAGAGAAAAGAGGTCGCGGCAGACCTAAAGGTTCTATGGGTAGTAACAAACATCATAAAAATGCATTTAGTGATGATTGGGAAAGTACAAAAGACTGTCAAACTTATAGACTGTTGACCATAATAAAATATCAAAATACAGTGCAAAAGAAACATCTAAATGAGTTATCACATACTGAAAATGTTAAAAGTAATATAGCAACACTTTATGGTAAGAAGAAATCTAGTGATAAAACATTTTCATTTCTTGGGTATAAATGCATAGATTGTGGTAAGCCTTTTAGTGATACAGAACTTATAGATAAACATAGTTTGGTTTGTACGAATCGTGATAAGATAAATAAGTCTGAGGATGATTATATGCCAATACAGAAAATTACAAAAGACGGAGAAACTTATTATCGTTGGGGACAACATGGTAAGTTGTATAAGAACAGATCCGATGCTGAAAAGCAAGCACGTGCAATTTATGCAAGTGGGTATGATGAAAAACCCAAAGATAATCGCGGCAGACCTCCAAAAACACCAATGAATAGTAAAAAATGAATAGATATGTAACTCAAAAAGGTCCTGATAACATTACTTGGTTATCACTAGAACCTTTCCTAGAAGATTTGAAAGAATCAATTATCATATTAATGGATATGAACCTACCATTAGATGAAGAAGAGGGTAGAAATCAAAAATTGCTTGGATTAAAAGCCACATTTGAAATACTATCGACTTTAGTACAGGAAGCAAATCTTAATAAGATTAGGAACAATACACGATGAACAGAACATTAATTGATAGAGCACATAGTTCACATGTAGGTGTACTAGACCGTATGATTGTTGAATTCAGCAAGTACTTAGGCCCTATCGAATTAGATATTTGCTTAGACTTCTTAGAAAAGATATCAGATAGCAAACTAGAACGTAATTGGACAGAAGAAGATGCAGCAACTCAAATGAAGATGTTGTTGGGTGAGGGTAGATATATTGAGTTAAAACGTCAATGGGGTCGTGATAATCAACATCTATTAAAGAACTTGGGTACTGTTAAATATTTAAGAAAGTCCGACAATACATATTGGGACGGATTAGACCCAGAAGATAAAGTAGAGGATTATGAATTAGTTTATGTCTAAAGTCAAATACGATCAGAATCTAGTTAACAGTAATTTAGAAAATGTCTTTAATGTAGGTCCTACAGATAAAGACACAACAACAGATTTGAAAAACAATCAGGCAGAAATCAAAAAGCGTGGTGGTAAAAGAATAGGTGCTGGTCGTAAATTAGGAACTACTAATAAAATTCAAGGTGTTGATTTTTTACAAGAATACAAAAAAGTCCATGGATCAACATTAGTAGAAGATTTAGCAAAAGATATGCAGGATGCAAGATTGCGTGGTGATTATGAAATGTTATTCAAATATCAAACAGCCTTTGCAAAATATTACTTTGCAGATACAGCAAAGCAAGAACTAGATGTTACCAGCAATGGGCAAACAATAGGGGCAAGTTTCAGTTTCCCAACAACTGAATTGCCTGAATGGTCTAATGAACAACCAACGAAACATTAATGTACCATTATTTGGAGAACAAAAAACAATTCTTCAAGATTGGCTTACTACAGATAAACATTGTATCAATATAGTTCCTGTTGGCTCAGGCAAAACATTCTTAGCAAGTATCGCATTACCAATCTTTGCAACTGACGTTAGATATCATAAAGGTAAAGATATCATATATTCAGCACCAACAGGTGCAATGATTAAGTCATTGATATGGGAACCATTAAAACGTAGTTGCATAGAATACTTTGGACTAGAAGACCAAAAACATATTAACAATAGTGAACTTACAATCAAGTTCCCTAATGGTGTTTTCATACGTTGCAAAAGTGCAGAGCAAAGAGAAAACTTAAGAGGTCTTAACGTTGGCATTTGGGTAGCGGATGAGGCAGCATTATATACTCAAGATACATTACAGGAAATCACAAATCGTTTAAGACCTAAAGTAGGACAGCCCGATACGTTTGGTAGATTAATTGTTATCTCAACACCAAATGGTAATGGTCCTCTTTATGATCTATATGAAATGGCTCTTAAATTGCCAGACAAATATATTGTTCGTCATTTGAACTATTTGCAAATGCGTTCAGGTAATCGTGATTTCATTGAAACTCAACAAAAGATATTAAGTCCATTAAAGTTTCAACAAGATTATATGTGTAGTTGGGATGTGGTCGAGAACCAATTTTTCTATACATGGAATAAACACAAATATTGTGTAGATGAAATTAAGGATCGTATGGGAGACTTATATAGTTTCCATGACTTTAATAAACGTAGAATGACAGCAATTGTCGCACAAGTTACCAACCCTGGTAAATTAGATGGAAAGATCGAGGTATTAAAAAGTTATGCTATCAATGATTGTTCAACAGAAGGAATCGCACAAGCAATTCGTGTTGATTTCCCGAGAAGGCGAATCAACAGTATTATTGACATGTCAGGAACGCAAGTCAACCGTGACACCACTAGTCCATTTGGTATCACTGACAGGATTCTACTTGAGCGTTATGGTTTTACGATTGTTAACAACCGTAATAATAATCCTCTTATCGCCGATACTGATAATACAAGTAATGCTTTCATTAATCGTGGGGGTTTGGTCGTTCAAAAAGACGACAAAATACTATTAGAAAGTTTAGGAACCTATCACTTTGAAGATGGGTCACGTAAAAAATTAGTTAAATATACAGAACAACAATATGCACATATTGATGGATTGGGCGATTGTATTCGTTATGGAATACATCATTTGTTCCCAATACATCACGAGCAAATGGATCATGGAATGCCTGAATATGTTACAAGCGATCCAAGATTCTATAAGAAACCAGGGGGCGAACATTTACCACATAGCCCATTGTATCCTGGAGGTCCTTCCTGGGAAGAACTATTAAGTGGTAAAGAAGAAACAAATAACAATGATTATGTAGAATGGTGAACAAATGAAAAAGAAAGCAACAAATGATATGTACCAAACGTATTTCAATAGTCATATTGAAAAGTTAGACGATGGATGTTGGCAATGGACAGCAGCCAAGAATAACGTGGGTTATGGATTATTCAGATACAATGGTAAGATGCAATCAGCACATAGGGTGCAAATGCAATTAAATGGAATTGACATAGAAGATGTATGTGTTTTACATACTTGCGATAATTATGCATGTGTAAATCCAGATCATCTTTTTACAGGTACAATGAAGGATATGAGTGAGCATAGAACTAAGCGAGGTATCAATAGAGGCATGACTGGTAAAAGTCATAAGATCGGTACCTGCAAACATTGCAATACAACATTACCTGTAAACATACTTGGCAAATTTCATAATGATAAATGCAAACACAAACCTAAGTAAAGTATATGCATAAATAGAGTATATATTGGAACAATATAATTATGAAAAACAAGACCTTACTACATCGTTGCCCTGTATACACAAGTATATACCAAACGATGTCCGATTACCAAATGGCATATCTTGGGGGAACAGCCTTCAAACGTCAATCAAGAAAAAAGCGCCCAAGTGAGGACGAAAAGATACACATTGACGTTATCACACATACAGTAGCACAACCTATTTGTCGCTATATTGTTGATACATTAAACAACTATGTGTTTGAACCAGGTATTAAACGTGATATTAAATTCGCTACACCAGATGGTACACCAATTGACGATGACATGGCTGAATGGGCAGAATTGTTTTGTTTAGATGCTGACATGACCAATAATAGTTTAACTGGTGTCATGGAACAAGTAGGTCAATTATCAAGCATATTTGGACATTGTTGGGTCTTTGTCGATATGCCAAAACAAAGTGAAGGTAATCTAGGTCGTCCTTATATTTGCGTAATTAATCCTATGGATGTATGGGATTGGAAGTTTGAGTATTATGGTGGTCGACAGTTATTACAATATGTTAAGGTAAAAGAATTTGAAGAACATGATTGCTATTATTTCAAGATTTATTATTTAGGTGATAGTGTTAACCCAAGTCGTTGGGAAAGTTATAAAGTAGAAAAAGAAGATAACAGTGAA